ATAAGATTGCATTACGTCAGGATTTACTGCGGTGTAAGTTCTGTTACCAGCATTAAGTCTCATCATCCAGTGACCGTCTGCCTGTTGGAATGGTGTTGCTTGACTCCAAGATGTAGTTACTGTGCTTGAGTTAATGTGGCTGTTTGTATAGTTCCATCCAGTCCATGGTGCCCAAAGCTCTGAGTCGGTGTGCTGGCTTCCTGCGTCAATTGGTTGCAATTTACTGTTGTAAATATTCCAGTAAGGTCTGTTGTCTCGGCATGAATAGGTTGCAAATGTTGGTAGAGCGTTTACAGAAGGAAGATCTGCTACAACAGCATTTGCGTTTGCAATTGCTGCATTTAGTTGTGCTGTGCTTCCGCTCTGTGAAAGGTTTGAAATAATTGCCGCAACTGTTGGATTCGCTGCTAATGCTGCGACTGTCTGGTCTTGTACTACCTTATCTATACCAGGTAAAACAATTTGCGTAACTGTATTTGCAACTGCCATTTTTTATTTCTCCTAAATATTTTTAATTAAATCGTTGTTATTTTTACGCCAGAGATAAATGCTGTAACAGAGTTTGCGTTAGCTGCTGAGAGAACAATTGCGTCTCCTGCATTTAAAACCTGCTTAACATCTATGACTGTGATTTGACGAGGCGCTAAATCAATATTCTTGAAGAAGAAAATACCTGCCAATTTTGCGCTTGCCTGTTGAGCAATGTCGGTAACGTTGCATAGGGTAACAGATGTAATAACATCTGTCTCTCCTGCTGGGACAGTGTAAACCTGAGCCTCAGTTGCTGTAACGCTTCCGCCGAATAGTCTTGCTGGTAAACTTATTTGTGCCATTTTATATTACTCCCATGTTTACGAATAGATTGTAGTTATCTACTGCTGCATTTACTAATGCAATTTGTTGATTTCCAGAAGTAACTACAGCATTTACTTGAGAAGATCCAGCGTTGGTGATTGTTTGAACCTGTCCGCTAGATGCATTTGTTATCTCTGAAATTTTAGTATTTGTTACTGCCACAATATCGTTGACTCCTAAAAGGGTGCCAAGGGATTCAAGGGATTTAGCCAAGAATACAATGTCTTGTGTAGTAAGAGTTGATGCCGACAAAGCGTTAATCTTTGTCTTCGCTAACTCAATTTGTGTGGTTAAAGATGCTGTCATTTGTTTACTCCTTTAGAATATTGTATCATAAAACTTATTATACTGGAACCTCTGGAAGGGTATATTCTAGGCCTTCCGTCATTGTTTCTGGAAGGTCTCTAAGTGCCTGTCTATAGGTTTCCCACTCTGCTACCTTTGCTTCTGATAGACCAGAGTTTGGTAATTGAGTCCAGTCTGATCTCATTAGCATTTCATTTCTTTCTGATCTTAAATTAGCATATGAATAAGTTGTTTTTAATGAAAGATAATATGCGTCTTTTTCTTCTTCAGTCATAATAACTGGAGCTCCAGATACTAATTTAAATATCTTTCCGTCTATATCTTCTGCAACTTCATACCAACCGTTGCCTGGGTTTTCTTCAGCAAGCATTGACTGCTCCTGGATATTATTTTCATCAAATTTTATATATCTCATTATCGGTTACCAAACAATTCTGCAGTTCTGGCCCATATTCTCCAAGAACTTTTTATATTAAATTCGTTTAATTGATCATTGTATGTATGTGCTGCATGAGTCATTTTAAGATCTGGTTGAATCCAGAAATCAGAAAATGTAGTGTGTAGATCATAGAACATATTTGAGTCTAGGTACCAGGCTACATAGCCTGATTGCCAGTAATACATTGTATTAGTTTGAACTACAGCTACAGTTGTCTTAGCTGGAATTGTTACGTTCCATGACCACTCATAATATGAGTTTCCGCCAGTTCTATTTACTGGGACTGTCCAGTTAATGTCTGTAACTGTATTATAGTTACCGCTAGTGTTTGGAGTTCCAATTGCTACTCCAGAACCATCATGTCCAGAAGACCAATAATTACTATAGTGTCCGTACATTGTTACTGTTTTTGAAAGAGTTGGGTGGTGATTTCTAAGGAACATAGTTCTTAGTCTAAATGGTGAATATGAAGAGTTTCTTTGATGTGCAATATGAACATCGTCGTTTCCAACAACTGAGTTCTTTGCATAGATTAAACGGTTGTTATCAAATGAGCTTGTTGCATATCCAACGGTGTTCTGTCTGGTATTTGTTCCAAGAGAGAACCAGAATGCTCTTTCGCAGTCCGCCTGGGTTGTTCCAGTTAAGTAATTGTAGTATCCAGTCCAAGGATCATTTGATGACCAAATTTGCCACCAAGACTGGTACCTTTCATTTATTGTTGTAATTGTAGGAATCATGTACGGACGACGTGAGCCATCTGTAACTTCTCTAAACATTCTTGATTCTGCGTCTACAACACCAAGAGATGCTGGGGTAATACCGAGAGATGCTCCAGTTACTCCAATTGTTGCTAGATCTGCCGCCTTAAGTCCTGACGACAAAGTTATAAGTGAGTCTAATGATGCCATTATGCGAGTCTCCATCCCTTTGCGGTATTTGAATATATTAATTTCATAGCTTTATTATTTACGTTAAAGATAAGGTCTTCGGCTGTGCCTTGAATTAATTCACCATTTCTAGCTATTGTAAAAAAGTTTGTTGATGCTGTTCCAGAAATATCTATAATTTCTACAACAGCGCCAATTGAAGGTCCTGCTGGAAGTGTTAATGTTAGTCCGCCTACCCCGCCTTGTCCTGTTGGAGTATTTACAAAAATTCTGTCTCTATTTACTAAAAGCTTGCTAGAGGTTACAACTTGCCAAGGGTTGTACCCAGCGCTTGCTGCTAATGCAGATGCTGTTGCAATATTTGATTCTTGATTTGTTATTACTCCCTCTAGGGAAGTAACTCTAGGATTAATATTATCATACGCTGCTTGAAGTGTAGTATATTGACTTGATAAATTTGATACTGCTACGCCATTTGCCGTTCCGCTAACAAGGGTAATTGTAGCTGCGCCAGCATTATCAATTTGTGTAATTGCATTTGCGGTAGCGTCAACAACATCCTCTACTCCAAGTGCCTCTGACAAAATGATTAAAGATTTTGATAAATATAATATTTGTTCTGCGTTTAAAGTTGTGGATGCTAAAGCATTAATTTTTGATTTGATTGTATCAATTTGATTTGATAAGGTAGCATAATTTGCTGAGCTACCAAAATCTGTTGTAATAATATTACTGAAGGCTGATTCTTCACCCTGGCTATTTACGCTGGTAACGGCCCTAATTTTAAATCTATAGGCGGTTGCAGGTGTAAGGCCTGTAATGGTAATTGGAGAAGTTGTACCTGCTCCAGATCCTCCGATTGGAGTTGATTGAACAGTGTATCCAATAATTGTTTGTCCGTTAGTTACGGTTGGAGGAGTAAATGTTAATGTTGCACTTGTTGCGCCAGTTTTTGCAGCAACTCCGACTGTTGGTGGTCCAGGAGGGGCGCTATCTGTGTTTACAATATTACTTGCAGCAGATTGAGGTCCAGTTCCAACTGAGTTAACTGCTGCTACTTTAAATGTATAATGAGTTGCAGGAGTTAAACCTGTAAAAGTAATTGGTGATGTTGTCGATGAAGCAATTATGTTGCCAGGAGTTGATGTACCAATATAACCGATAATTGTTGCTCCACCGTTATTTACAGGTGGGGTAAATGCAGCGGTTGCTGTTGTTGAGCCAGTTTTTGTAGCTGTACCAATAGTTGGTGCATCTGGAACAAAAACATCTGCGGCATCTGTAGTAATGCTATTACTTGCTGCAGACTGAGGGCTGTCTCCAACAAAGTTGGATGCAACTATTTTAAATGTATAAGAGGTTGCAGGTGTTAGACCTAAAACTGTAATTGGTGAACTTGTACCCGAAGCAACTATATTTCCAGGAGTTGATGTTACTGTGTATCCACTAATTGATGCTCCGCCATTATTTGCTGGAGGTGTAAATGCAACTCTTGCTGAAGTTGATGTTAATTTTGTAGCTGTTCCAATTGTTGGAGCGTCAGGAGCAACTGCGTTAGATGTTATCTGGTTAGATGGCCCCGAAGGCACAGAAGTACCAGCAATGTTGGTTGCTGTAACTGTAAAAGTATATGAAGTTGCTGGCGCTAAACCTGTAACTGTAATAGGTGAGCCATTGCCAGTAGCGGTAATACCACCTGGACTTGATGTAACAGTATAACTAGTTACTGCTGCTCCACCATTATTTGCAGGTTCAGTAAATGTAACAACTGCTGTTGTCGCTCCTGTTTTTGTAGCTGTTCCAATAGTTGGGGCGCCTGGAGCTGCCGCATCTGTTGTAATAGAATTGCTTGATTCAGAGTTAATACCCGCACCTTGTGAGTTAGTTGCAAAGACTACAAATGTGTATTCTGTTCCTGGGGTTAATCCAGTAACAGTAATTGGTGTTCCTGTTCCCGTTCCAGTAATACCGCCAGGTGTTGATATAGCAGTGTATTCAGTAATTGCATACCCGCCATCAGATGCTGGTGCCGTAAATCCAACTGTTGCGGTTGTAGTGCCAGTTTTTGTAGCTGTGCCAATTGTTGGTGCGCCAGGAGTATTAGGATTTATATAATCTGTAGTAATGCTATTACTTGCTTGAGAAGGCGAAGAAGTTCCAACAGAGTTAGTTGCTGTTACTGTAAATGTGTAAGATGTTCCAGAAGTTAAACCCGTAAAATTAATTGGTGAGGACGTGCTAGTTGCAGTAATACTACCAGGTAAAGAAGTGGCGGTGTATAAAGTAATCGCCTGTCCACCATCTTCTAGTGGTGCATTAAATGTTAAGGTTGCTGTCGTTGTGCCAGTTTTTGTAGCGGTGCCAATTGTTGGAGCATCAGGTACTGAAGAAGCCGTAGTAATACTATTACTTGGTGAAGATGGACCAGAAGTGCCATCACCGTTAGTGGCTGTTACTGTAAAAACGTAAGTAGTATTTGGCTCTAATCCAGTAACTGTAATTGGAGAAGTTGTACCACTAGCACTAATATTTCCAGGGCTTGATGTAGCAGTATAGCTGGTGATTGTAGAGCCACCATCATCTAATGGTGCCGCAAAACCAACCGTTGCTGTCGTGGTGCCAGTTGCTGTGGCCGTGCCAATAATTGGTAGATCTGGTGCTGCCATTTTATACTCCTTTTATGCCTGAGCTTCTGTCCAAGACAAACGAGCTGAAATATCTCCAGATGTTAATCCTAGGTTTGTTGCGCTAAGTCCTTAACCTTTGACAAATCGAAAGTAGTAGCTGAATAGTTTGTACCACCAGTACCGTCGGTGTAGAAGGCAAACGCCTGGTCTCCACCTCTAATTGTTGTTGTTGGGTTAGTTACTGTAGAACCTGTTCTACCAGTGTTATCATGATAAATAACCTGTGCTAGAGATCCGCCAGGAATTCTAATGGTTTCCCAATCATTTGGAACGTTTACTCCAGTAGGGAAAGATGATGGGTTATAAATACCCTGAATCAAGAATGCTCCCTGAGCAAGAATACCAAGTGAGCTAAGTGCTAGCTGCATAGTATTTAATGTTTCTCTCTTGCCATAATTTCTTCCAATTCCATTGTCTGCTGAAGGAGCAATTCTGATTGAAAGAAGCGGTCTTGCAACTGCCGTGCTGCCAAAGCTCTGAGAAACAGATCCTTGTGGTGTAACAATACTTGTTCCAATAGTTGTTCCAAATGGGATTGTGTATTGAACTGTATTACTTGTTACTGCGCTTACTGTAAATGTACCATTAAATGTTGTACGCTCAGTAGCAGTTGCATTTGTTTGTGTACGAGCAGTATATCCGTAGACTCCAGCAAATGTTATGTCAATCTGATTTGCTGCTGGAACAGCAGCTATGTCTCTTTGCCCATTCAAAACAGTAGTTACAGCTGTAGTCTGAATTTGACCATTTTGTAGGTTTTGAGAAAGTTGAGTATTTACTAATGTTAGAGTTTGTCCTACAACAAAGTTGTGATTACCTTGAGTTGTAATTCTTACGTTAGATGCAGAAGTTCTTTGAATGCTTGTTATAGATGCTACAGTGTTTACGTCAGAAACTATAACTGGATAACCCACCTGCAATTGATGCGGTGCAGCAGTTGTTAATGTTGCAACTCCTGATGTTGTAGACTTTGAAGCAATCTTGGCAATAACTTCACCAGAACCTGCAACGTTTACGAATCTCTGCATACCAGCGGTAAAGATAAAGTTCTTATCATCATCAAACTTGCCGTCCATAATTACTGATGATCCCCAGTGTGAAATAACTGGAGCACATGTATTGGTAATTGTTTGAACTGAAACCTGTGCTATACCAGTTCCATTTGTAATTGTATTATCTGGAAGGAATGTTGCATTGTTTGAAGTTCCAGATAGCTGAACCGCCTGTCCTTGCAAATAAGAGGTTACTGGCTGTCTTCTAGCAATATTAACAGCATAACCTTGAGCTATTGAATTGTATTCTCTGTTTGTAATAGTGTAAGAACAAATTTCAAAATTGTCTGTATCTTTAATAACTAAGTATCCTGAATCTGGCCAGAACTTAATACTGTCTACATACATAACAATCATTGTTGGTGTCAATGCAGATCCAACTATTCCTGAAGATCCCGCCTTTAGCTTTGTGCTAAAGAATGGAGAGTTAATTGCCTCGTATCTTGCTGGAAGGTTTCCAGAACGCATGTAAGCTTCTGTATTTCTATTGTTATTAGGCATCTTGTGGCAATAAACAATATTTCCTTCTGTGCCTCTAAATCCAAATCGAATAAAGCCTGCGCCATACCATGTATAGTCAATATAGGCCATCTGCATTAATGCAGGGTCTAATGTGTATCCCGAAGGTCCTTTTCCGTCAAGCTTGTCTACGTTCCATTCTGTTTGAGGAACTCTAATTTCTTGAGTTATAACATAAGAAGAGTTTGTTAAAGAATCTCCCTTATATGCTGGAGAAACTTTTAAATTAGTATCTGATGCAATTTCAACAACGTTGTAGTTTGCACCCTTAATAACAATTTGGTCTCCAACTAACAACTGTTTTCTAAATCTTGTATTTATACCAGTAATTGTATTTGAAAACTTGGTTGCGGCAACTTTACCAAACAGATCTTTCTTGGTAAATCTTCTAACTGCATATAGATAATTTCCATCGTATTCAAGGAAGAATCCGTTTTGGTCATTGAACATACCAGTTCTTGTTGCTGCACCGTCCCACTTATAAACTGTAACCGAAACGTCAACTCCTCCTGGGAATTGATCTGTAGCACTTAGGTTTTGTGTAAGTGGCATTATGTACTGGAACTCATTTGTTCCCAAAACGTTTGTAACTACGAATTTGCCATTCCATGGATTATATGAACCTGCTGTAACAATTCCGTCTACCTTAATTTTTGCACCTGGCTGCATTCCGTGATCTTGAATTGTGCGGACCGTTACAACCTGATTTCCGATTAAAACTCCTGCTACTGATATCTGATCTACGTCAAATGTCGGAGTAAATTTTACACCAGTTGAGAATTGAATTGACTTACCTGATTGGTATCTAAAGTGACGACGTGTCTGACGAATTACTCTTACTCCGCAAACGTTGTCTGTCGTTGAAAGAATAACTCCACCGTCATGTGGTCTGTGCTGAACATAACCATTTGGCTTTGCATAAAGTCCTACGCCATTTGTAATAATTGGATTAGAGACCTGAGAGTCCATCTTAAATTTTAATTGGTTTGGAGAAGATACGTTAAATACTCTCCAGGATCCTTTGATTGAGCAGTTTGCATTTTGACTTCCGATTAAGATTGGAATTCCTGGAAGAAGTCCATGAGCTGTGCTTGTTGTAATTGTAATTGTAGATTGTGCTGCTCCATCTGATTGAGCGGTCCAGCCCTGTAATCCTTGAGCATCGCTTCCGCCTGGAATGTGAGCGTTATCATAAATTCCACCACCTGTAACAGATGTAAGGCTTCCGTCGGCAACTGCTCCGCTTACAACTCCGTTTGCTAAATATGTAAATGTAAATCCATCTGCGCTTACTGTTTCAACTGGAAAAGTTCCTTCAGCCAAAGGATTTTTTGTGTCTTGAACTGAAACAACGTCTCCTGCAACAAGTTCTGTTGCTGGGCTAGAAACTACTACTGTTACTGTAGATCTTGGTGATACTCCGTCTCCAGTTACGCTTACTACGTCAAATGAGTTTCCGCCTGTTGCTCGAGAAAAGAATGATGGGTAATTTGATGTTAATACCAAGGCTTCCCACTTAGAGCTCTGAATACCATACTCAAAGTCTGTATCCATTAAAGATTGTGGTGGAGCAACTCGTAGCTTGTTAACAGCATCCATCAAAGGTTCTGTAAATGTTACTGTTTCTGCTGGCTCATCAACAATAATTGCAAGCTGGTCTGTTGAAGCCATTCCTGCACAATTATACTTAAGTGTAATTACTGTTTTTGGTTCATACCCAACCTCGTTATCAACTGCAAAAGAAACAGCGCCTAGGTTAGTGTCGGAGAAATTATAGATAACCTTGCCTTGAGTGGTATTTGTAATAAGCATCAATCTATCTTGTCTTACTATTCTTGGAATAGTAATTTGATTTAGTGATGGATTAAATACATAGTATGCGTGTTCTATTTGTCTTCTTGACATTTATATTCTCCTAAAATAAATAACTTGATGCTGCAAATTTACTGTTTAACTCTGTTTGATAATATAGACCTAGGTTTAACATTGCGTCTATCCTAGCCACCGTTGTTTCCTCAAGTATATCATTAGCCAATTCATTACCCGAAGGTCCAGTTGGTCCTGTTGCTCCTGTTAATCCTTGTGGGCCCTGTGAGCCTCTAATATTTCCTTGTAGTGTCCAAGTTGAGGTGCTTGAATTATACTGGAACCAATCGCCTGTTGTTGTATTTAAATAATTATCTAAACCTAATTTATTTGCTGGATTTTGTGCTGTTGGATTTGAAATTCCAGTAAAGTTATATGATCCTCTTTGTCCTGGAGTTCCTTGTGCTCCCGCCGCACCTGGTGTACCTGCTGGACCAGTTGTTCCAGCTGGAATGTTAAATTGTAATACTGCTGCGGAAGAAGTTCCTGTATTTACAACTGTTGCTGTAGATCCAGATGGCAGAGTGTTTACTGCTCCAACTGAAACTGTTGCTGCAGTTCCTGGAATACCTTGTGGACCTTGTGGTCCAGGGCGTGATCCTGCTACTACAACCCAAGCCGATCCGTTCCAACGTTTTAGTGACATATTATTCCTCCGAGTTTTATTATACTATAAATTCCTTTAAAATCCTACCCATGAAAGCACTTCTGAATCTGAATTTGGGTAAAGCTTTTTCCATTGCCCATCTATAGATGCATATATTGCTTTCTCTGATAAAACATAAAGGTTTATTCCTGGATATTGTGTAGCACTTGGCAAATTGGCAAAAGCTTGAACCTGAGCCGCTCCGTCTTTAAACAAATCTCTATATTGCAGATAGCCTTCTTCATTTGACAAATCTATCCACAAATCTGTTTCTGATGGGGAAGGGGCGACTAAAGAACTTAATACCGATTGTCCAGATGTATCATCTAGGTCTATCCAAAGTTCTCCTTCATATGATGGAGTGGCTGGCTCATTTGCGCTATATATTAATTCTGATATTGGTTCGTCTGTATCAATCCATAATGTGTCTGTTGAATAATTTTCTGGGGCTTCGGGACCTGCAAATATAAATTCTGTTTCCCCAGCATCGTCATCTACGTCAATCCATAGATCTCCAAGTGTTGTTGCTCCAGCAGGTGGTTGAACTAAACCTACAAAAAATGTGCTTGCTGGTGCGGTTCCATCTGTAGGAATTAGCGTTAGTCCGCCGCCGCCTCCTGAGCCCGAAATTTCTTTCCAAAGTAAACCGTCCCAAACATTTAATTTATTAAGGATCTTGTTATAATATATTTGACCATGGACTGCATTTGCTGGCGCAGCGTCCAAGCCAATAATAATTCCGTTTGTATAAGTATTTTTAGAAGTCCATGTGTTTGTAGTAGAAAGAGACAGGTCTGAGCTTACATACTCCCAGGTTGTAGTTAAGGCATTCCATACCTTAAGAGCTCTTGTTGTTCCGCTTCTGTATTCATCGGTATCAAACCAGAATTGTCCGTCGGATGGATTTAATGGAGCGGTAGCTGACATTATAGCTTTTGACGGAGGAATAATTGTTTCTAATATTAACTTGTTAGCCTCATCGTCATAAGTTGCGGTAATATTTGGATTTAAGTTATGTACAAAAAGAGGGGCAATATAGTCTTGAGCTTGCTCTTGTGTTAGCTGGGCAATTACTGAAAGGTTTATTTTGTTAGTTGTATCGTCATAGGTTGCAACTACGTTTGTATGTCCTGAGTGTGCAAACATTGCGCCTGTTGTGTCTGATATTACTTCTGGGGCATCTGCCTTTGACAAATAGGTACTTGCTGCATCTGCTATGCTAAGCTTAGTTGATAATGCTGTGGTTATAGTTGTTGCAAAATTGGCATCGTCTCCAATAGCCGCAGCAATTTCATTTAAAGTGTCTAAAAGTCCTGGTGCAGAATCTACAAGGTTAGAGATTGCTGTATTTACATAAGTTTGTGTGGCAATAGAATTTGTATCTACGCCTATTGTTATTGTTTGTGAAAAAGTATATAGTGTCCAAGAACCATTTGTAGCTCCGCCTGGTTCTGGTGGGTAGCCTGGATTTCCTGGATTGCCAGATCTTATAAAATATGATCCAACTATTCCGTATGGGCTTCCTGCTGGAATAATTACAACATCATTTAATGCATAGTATTCGCCATTGTTGTATTCGCCTCTATAATTTGGTGGTGTTGATGAAGATGTTTTAGTTATACCAGTTCCAGCGGTTAAAGCTGTAGCAATTGCAGATATAGTTTCTTCCTGATCATATGTTGCTGTTAAATTTATTTTGCTAGCAGAGCTATCATAGGCAACTAAAATATTTTGATGGGTTCCAGAAGTTAATAGGCTGGCAACGGCTGCTTTTTGATTAGCATTTATGCCTTGCTCAAGTGTTCTGACTTTAAAATCTAAAGAATTGGTATTAGTATCATTATTTTTTCCAACTTTTATTTCAAGGGCTTCGATGGCGTCATTTGCATTAGAGTGTTGATCGGAATGAGAAATTACCTCAACCGAACTATTAGGTTGAGGGTTTACCAGAACATCTAAGTCTGTTGGAAAATTTGTTGCCATTTGCGTATACCTCTTCCCTAATTATACCTTAGAATTTATTAAGCTTTACCACTTACTAAGTGGGCAGGTGGCATTTTTAAGCCTAGTCTTTGCAGCCATAAAACAACCACATTTTTTACAGGTTTTTGTTAGACTGATAAGTTCTGGACAAAAGTCGCAAATGCTGTATCTTCTGTCCGCCTCTTCTTTTGTAGCATACTCAGTGTTTGGATTTAAAAAGTCCCAAGGCCTTACTTCTCTTTTAGGAGAATTGTTATTTTCTATTTCTGACATTTTTTCCACATGATCCATTATACCAAAATTAATGTTTTTAGCATATAGGTATCCATTTTTCTAAGTACTGCCCTTTTAGCTCAGATACTGGAAGCACCTGTATGTCTAAGGATTTAAAAGAGTCTAAATAAATAACTTTATTTCCAGCCTCAGAAATTACAACATCTCCTGGATTTAAAGACAAAGATACTTCATTAATTTTTATACTGGAAATAGAGTCACCTAAATGCCATATTCCAAACAGAGCTGGCCTGCTTGCGCTAGAATGATCGTGCCAAAAATCAGTTAGTTTGTTGTCTGATAAGGAAGAGGACAGGTAGTACCTGTTTGCATCGTAGCTTAAATTAAACTCAATGCACGACTCTTTTATTAAGCTAACAATTTTTTTAAAAATTTTATTTATTTCAATGTCTGGGCAAGAAAGTATGTTTTTACTTTT